GAACCGGAAGTCAGGGCTATTGTTTCTAGGTGCCAAGTCCTTATTGGCTTCGGCCCATTCGTAAGCGTACATTCTGGCTCTAGCGATGACGCAATCCTCGCCGACTTGGACTGGCAGGGTGTCGGTCGGGTTGACTAGGTCGTTGCCGAGACGCCGACCGTAGGTGGCGTAGACGAAGGGATTGACCGGCTGACCCCAGAGTTCGTAGAGCGGGAAGCCCAGAGTGGCACTGGCATTGTCGGTACCTTGTCCTCTGGCGTCGGTCATGTACGGCACGACTTGAGACGGGAACTGATAGATGGACCGTTGCGGGTCGATCATGTCGAGTTCTGCCCGCTCCATGGTGGTGCCTAGCCACATATACATCGACATGTTGCGCACACTAATCCACGTCTTGTGGTCCTGATACTGGGCAGGATAATAGAGCTGGTAGAGCTGATAGGAGATGTTGGTGCCAGAGTTGTCGTAGTACGTTCGGTCGAGCGTGGCGGCGCCGGTGATCTGATCGTACTGGATGAGGTTGTAGATTTGCGATACGCCGGAGGATGAGCCTGGCCGGAGTTGGCGCTGGGTGATAAGACTGGTAGGGCAATCGAGCTGCGACTGGTTGATAGCGGCGACGGCGGCGGCATCGAACTGGACGGTATCAGAGCCTAGTACCACCGTAACGGTACCAGTGGTGACTACCGCCGGGCTGCGCCATGAGGATTCATAGAGCTGGAACGACCAGATATCCGAGTCGCGGATGACGCCCCAAGCGCGATTGATGAGGGTGCCGGTGTAGCTGAAAGGCAACTTAGGTACCGCGCCTCTCAACTCCGCTTGCATGTTCTGGAACGCCAAGGTAGCCCTCCGGCGTCCAGATTAGACCATGTACGCTTCAAAGCGGAAGCTGAAAGTGGATAGGTTGGTTCCGGTTGCAGCCTCTGCGCCCACCGTCTGGGATTGGCCGCCTACCGTGGCAGTAACCAGTGAGTAGTACTTGATGGTGACCCGAGGTACGGCGTTGGCGGTTCCAGCCAAGTCCATGACCACGATGGCGTTGAACTGGCCGGTAACGTCGGCGGTATCGTCCATGTTGTCGAAGCCGCCGAAGCCCAAGCTGATAGCTGTAATGCCGTCGCCGCCGGTTGGCACGGCTCCAGTGACGTACCGGGTATAGGACGTCGGGCCGGTATGGTCAAAGATGATTTGATTCTTCGCGCCGACCTGTTGCGGATAGCCGGGGAGAACTTTGTTTCCAAGCGGGAATGCCATTCAAGTCCCTCCCTTAGATGCGGCCGCAGAAGTTACCGCGGGTGATGATTACGCTAGAGATCGTAGAGCTGATCGGGCTGCCGATAGCTACGCCGAGAACGAAGGACAGGGTGGTGGTAGTTAGAGCCACGCCTGCGTCGGCGGTGGATGCGATGGTTGCGCTGACCTTGGCGGAGACCGTGGTAGCAGTAGCTGAAGCCGTCAGAGTAGAGTCGAAGAACACTGAGGCCGTGCCTGCCACTTGAATCCAGCCGAAGTTGCCCTTGGTGAGTGCTACGCCGGTGCCGCTGGAGGTCGTCGGGTTGATGAATACGCCGGCAATGTAGCCCGGGACGGCAGTGGTGGGCTGAGCGTCAGCGGTGACCACGTAAGACTGTGTTGCGCCACCCGGCAGTTCGTTGGAGCGCCAGAAGGCAATGGCACCGCGGACTGGTGAGGCTGTCGAGGTGGCTAGCGTGCCGACGTACATGTAGACGCCGCCGTAGAGCGTGCCGACAGTGGTATCACTGTTAGCCAGAGCCGAAGCGTCGTCCAGCACGATACGGTCGCCGGGCTGCGTTGCGCTCGACTGCACCGACTGGACACCGGTAGGGACGCTGACTAATGCGCCACCGGAAGTCGAGTCGTTGACGTCGTTGAGCCACTTGGCTGTGAGTTGGTCAGCTTGTTTCGTGAGCATTCCGCCTGCCATGGTGTATCTCCTTTATCCCAATCTCACTGAGAACCCACTTAGTATTCTCATTTAGAATCCTGCGCCAACCAGCTGCCAGTTATCGCGAGGCTGCACGGTGTAGAGGTTCAAGCCCGCTTTGAGGAACATGACCACCAAGTCCGCGTTGTTCTGGCTGCGGATAGGCGGCGTGAAGTTGAAGTTATACTCCGGGTCGGATGACGGACGGAGCTTCCATCCCTTGACGCGCAGCCAGAAGAATGGCTCGCCGGGAGTGCAGGAAGTGGCGCTCGGGTAGTTAGAGATGGCGTTCTGCGTCGTGCTGAGCGTCGGAGTGGTGAAGGCTGTCGGCTTGATGCTTGTGGTCTGGCTCAGGTTGGACGGCAGGATGGTGCCGTACTTGGTCGACGGAGCCAGTTTGTCCACGAAGATGGTGCCATCGAGGACTTTCAGGCCGCTGACGCCAATGCTGAGGTCTGAGACCATCTCAAAGCGCTGCTTCGGTTCCTGACGCTCGGCCAAGTAGCTGAAGAGAGCCTTGTTGCACAGGCCGATGTCGGGAGGCTGCACGCAGTTTTGATACGCCTCGAAGACTGTCTTGTAGCTGATCTGGCCGGTGTTGCCGGCGGTGTCGCCAACCCATGTCGGAACTGAGTTGAGTACGTTGCCGATAGCGCCGTTACGAGTCTGGCCGCCGTAAGTGGTGAACACGTTACCGTCCCAGGAGGGGTTGACACCGTCGTTGAGCGCTTCGGAGAGACCGTTAATGAAGATCTGCCGGTTGGAGCCGGTAATGTTCTGCCCGTGACGGTAGAAGTCAATGGCTACGTCGGTGTTGAGTGCCTGCACCGCGTTCTGCATGTAAGCGTCGATCAACTTGACCTTGACCGCCGGGCCGGAACCCTGGATTACGTTGGTCTGCCAGAGGTTCAATGGCACCTGCTCCACGTATTCCTTGGGCACGAAGGCGGTGGCCGCGATGATCTGCTTCTGCACGACGGTCACATCGGAGCCTGGAGCAATAGCGCCACCGTTCACACGGTCGTACATAAACGGATCCTGCATGAAGGTACCGCTGGCAAAGTCTTCGAGAGCGCCCATGGCGCGCATCTTGCGCATCCATGGAGTTTCGACGAAAAAATTATCAACGAGTACATCGTCTTTGAGATCTGCCAGTGTTGTGGCTGAGATTTGATCAAATGTTGGGTCGGCCATCTTTACTCTCCTGTGTACTCACTGACAGCTAATTCTTGAATCCCTCGGACTGACGCTCTGCTAATTTCTGAACCCCGCGTACGACACGGTCATTCGCAAGCTGCGTTTCGCTCTTATTCCACGGCTGGTTGTCAGCGCGCAGCTTATCGTCGGGGCGCACAGCGAAAGGTGACTTGGAAGGAACCATGGGACGTGTCTCGGGATTGCCGAAGCGGGAGACCAGTTCGGTTTCCTTCTCCTTGGCGCCTTCGGCTTTCCACTTGGCGATTTCGGCGTCACGCTGCTTTTGGGCGGCGGCTTCGCGAGCATCGCGTACCTTGAACTTCTCTTCCCAATAAGGGAGCAGAGTTTTGCCCTGGGATTGAGCTTCACGGCGGAGCTGTTCGGCGTTGAAAGGGACGTTGGGGAAGAGGCGTGCGTGTTCGCTGGCCGCGTCGAGCATGGCGGTAAGATTGGCGGCGAAGGTGTCACCGGCCTGCTGGAACTTCTCCATGGTGAGATAGCGATCGTCAGGAGCGGCGGGCTGTTGCTTAGGAGGTTCCGTTTCGTAGCCTAAATCCTTGGCAATGTCCACCATGCCCTGCTTTTGGGCTTCCAAGAGAGCAGCCTTGGCGCGAGCAGCTTCGGCAGCAGCGGCTACGGCTTGATTCTGGACCTGCTTGAGCTTGCTGTCGTTCTCGGTGTACCAGGACTGCACGCGAGCTTCGTAATTCTTCATGGTCTCTTCGAGCTTAGCGGCAGTCTGACGGGCTTCCTCGGCTTCAGCCTGCGACTTATCGAATGCGCGGCGGGCTACCGCTGAATCCAAAACCTTGATCTCTTCCTCTGTGGCCCCATTGGCTTTCAAATACTCTGCGTATGTCATTTTGCCTCCTTACCCGTTACTCGGCGGCGCGGCGGGTTCGCCCGTCTGAGAACTTTCCATGATTCCAGCTACCACTTCCCGCAAGATATTGTTAATCTGCGCAATCTTTGGCGTAACCACCGGAAACATCTTGGCCAGGGCTGTAAGGTCGTGAGCTATCCTGATACCCAGTTGCGTTCCCTCATTCATTTGTGGAGAAGGAGTGGCCGGAGCCGGTGATACTTGCGGCGGCGAGGTTGGATTGACCTGCGCCGGCGATGGCGGGGCATTTCCCCCTGCACTTGGGGGCGGAGTCATCGCAACTGGAGCGGCAGCCATTTATGCTTTCTTGTGCGCCTGCTTCTTACCCTTCTTGAGACTGGGGCCAACCATAGTGTCGGCCTTCATATCGGACTTCATCTTGAGCTTGGAGCCGGCGCCGCCGATCTTGGTGAGATTACCGGCGAAACCGCCTGATTTACTGTGTCCGCGCATCGAATGTCTCCCGTTACTTCTTCTTGCCGAATAGCTTCGCGCCCTTACCGTCCTTCTTACCGTCCTTTTCCTTTTTGCCATCCTTACCGTGATGCTTCATAGGGCTCCTCTGGAAACAAAAAGGCCGACTACCACTAACGCATGTGTCGGGCTCGGAGGCAACCAAGCAAGAGGTGCGTTAATAGCAGTCGGCCGTATCTAACCTGACTGTGGTGTCAGGGGATAACGAATCCCACTGTGGGGACTCTACAGTAACAGGACTAGGTGTTGTCAAGAGAAATCGTTAGGGATGGATGGAAGAGTAGCGGATATCCTGCTCTTCACGGAACCGGACACGGCAGATACCGCCTTGGGAGAGTGCTACTTCGAGGGTACCGGTGGCCTTTTCGGTGCGCAGGCCGATGAGGATTTGTACGAAGTCGAGGGAGCCCTGGTAGACACGTTCGCGCACGAGGTGGTAAGTATCGCGAAGCGGAGTCATTGTCTCCGTGGTGGTGGTGCGGATACTGGTTACGCTCATAGTATTTGCCATCTGATGCGGCCATCACGCGAGGCGGCTAGAGCTTCTTCATGGTACTCCTTGGAGTAGCCGCCGTGCTCGTGGGCTGGATTGGTGGCCGGGATGGTGAAGCAGACTACCTTGGTTCCACGGGCTTGGTAGTAGGCATCGGCATCGAAGGTCCAGGTGACACGTGGAGAGATGTATTCGTAGAGCTTGCCGCCCTTGCGCTGGTGTTCGAGTGCTTCAGCTGGCGTCATCACCGACTCTCTGTAATCGTGCTTCTGGCACCGTTATCCTTGGAAACTAGACGAGGTGGAGCGTTGCCGGAAGGTGGTCGGCCTTCGGGATTAGGCTTAGCCGGAGGTGCGGCGGCTCCCGGGGGCGTACCTGGTGGTATAAGTCCTTCGGCGCCGGCTATTTGTTGCATCCTGGCGGCGAATTCTAGGTCTAGTTCCTGCTCGGACTGGTAACGCTCGATGATGGTATTGCCCTGTAGGTTGCCGTAGTTTGGCAATTCCCAAGATTCTGCGATGGTCTGGGAGTCAATCTTCACACCGGCTTTTCTCAGTTGCACGAGCCCGAGCTTCATGGCCATCTGCGTCATCTCGTGCAGAGAGTTAGGCAGGATGAAGAAGCGCAGGTTGTCGGCGAAGACGCGAGCTCTGGTGATCTTGTCTGACGCTGAGCCAAACTTGGGATCCTCGCCGGGCAGGTGAGAAGGCACGAGGCTGGCAGGGTCGAAGTCGAATACCTCGGGATGTACGCCATCCATGCCAACGATCTGCATCACTCTAGGAGTGGTGTAGTACTGCAGGACGAGATACTTGACCATGACGCCCAAGTCGCGCATGGGTGGTTCCATGGAGCGGGACATGTCCTCGACGATCGGGCCTTGCGTCTCCATGATCTTTTCTAGCTCATCCATGGAGCCGACGGTACGGGCTTTGGCTAGGGCTTGCACGTCGTTGATAGCCATCTGAGCGTCCATGGCGGCGCCGAGAGTCTCGTACATCTGCATGGATTCAGGATAGACCTTGAGGACGTCCATGGGCACGGCGAGGTCTACGCCGATGCCGTCTACCGCGTTGCCGTCGAGGCCGATGCGGGCGCGGGGCTGCATGGGATCGAAGCGGCGCATCTCCTTCATGGAGGTGGCGTTGGTATCAAACTTCAATGGAGGATCGAGTTGACTCCTGATCTTGTCCATGTTGCCGCGCATGATCTCTTTCATGGATTCGTTGAGATCGTAGCCGTCGTGGACGAGACTGAAGCCGAGAGGTTCCCATGGCCAACTGTCGGGGCTGAAGCTGATGCCCGGGAACATGCCGTGCCAGTCAAAGCCGGGGCCGTCATACATGATGCAGCGGTCGGAGCTGATGAGCAGGCGGCGGTAGGGATAGAGCCGGGCATCGTTCTCGTCGGCCTTGCGGGTTAGGGCACGGCCGTTGGTGTCGGTGCCTACGGGGATTTCCTGGCCGATGTGCGGCACGGTGTAAGACCATGTGGAGCCCGGTTCGCCCATGGGGATGGGACGGTCGGTGGTGTTGATACTGAGGTCGAGCACCCACGTTTTTCTCACTGGCACGAGAAGGTCGGGCAGGCCGGCAGTCTCGGCGCGAGGTGTCTTGCCGAAGATACGTTGCAGGACGTTGCCGAGGGCGGCTTTGTGGACGGAGTCGTTCTGGTACCAATACTTTGAGCTGGAAGGGACTAATCTATCCTGAAAAGAAGGAAACATGCCGTGCGCCATAGCAACAGGCATTTCATCCAGAATGGTAACCGCGTAGGCTTCTTGCCAGTTGCCTGAGCTAGGGAGTTGGGTGGGTAGGACAGAGGGAGCGCCGTATGTGAGTAACTTAATGTCACCCCTTCCGGTGCCATGCATATCTCTGCGGTATACGGGATGAATCCAGCCGCGTCCAGTCGCTGCCGCATATTGGAGTGCCTCCTTTACCGCACGGTCGGCGAAACTCTCGAGATACCATGCGCGGGTGACTTTGTTCATCATCAGCGCTTGGTCGGCGTAGGCTTTGTTGTCGCTGTGATAGCCCCAGAAGGGACGCAGCTTGGACATGACCGAGACGACTTCTCGGATGTTGCGCTTGAGACGGTTGGTGTTAATCCGGCTGCGGTAGGAGGCGTTATAGGTTGGCTGAGTATCCATGCCGGAGATGGTGTCGAGAGCTTTACGGAAGTCGCGGAAGCCGCGCTGGCTTTTTAGCCAGGCGAGGCCGTCGCCGGTGGCATCGTCGAGCCAGCCTAGGCGACTAGCTTCGTCGGTTGCGCCGGGAGGGCACTGCCAACTCTTGAATGAGAGTTTCTCAGCCACTAGGATTTATCCCACTTGAAAGAGAATTCTACCTTAACTTCACCGTCTGGAAGATTGTCGAGTCCCAAGGTTACGTTAGGAGGAAGCTGTTTCGCCCAGTTCTCTCCGCCCAACTTCACGGCTTCGGCCTTGGTGTTGGCATTCATAAAGATGAAAGTTGGAGTCGATTTAGAGAAGATACCTTCAAGCAGGTCCTTGTAGGCTAGTTTCATTAGAAGTGTACCTTGTCCAAGTTCACAGTCTCAGCTGCTGCGTCACGATTGCCAAGTTCATTCTCTCTCGCGTGCAGATACCATTGCGCTTCAAGGAATCTCTGACGGTAATTCTCGCGCTTGCGGTCATCGCGTAGTTGTAGATAGAAGCGCAGGAATTCCTTCTCGTATTCGGTGGTTACGTTGGATGAGATACGGGCGTAGATGCGATCCTTGATCTCCTTGTCCCGGGCGGCCATCAGATTCATGTCGTAGCGCATCTCGCGCTGGCTATTCTCATATTCCTGCTTGCGTAACTGGTCGACGAGGCGGTCGATAGCTGGCAGTGTGTCGGCTTCTTCCTTGATGGCACCGTCGGGAGTGGGACAGTCGGAGAACGGTGCGAGCACGAGGTGGCCGGAAGGGTAGCGGAAGTAGATTACGGGGGCGACGCAGCCAGGCTTTCTCATCGGTACCTTTCCATCTGGTCCATAGTAAATGCTAAATCGTCCACAGTTGCAATGTCTGATTGTTGCATATCCCTAGGATTGAACACATTTGAGGGCCTAGAGGGCTGCAAGTTGAGCGGAGGGAGTGTAGACGGGTTGAAAGAGCGCTTCTTGCTCCGTTCGGCGTTGGGCTCGAGGTCGTGCGGAGCGAAGCAGGCCATGGCGGCGGCGAAGATACGGTCGTCGTGCTTGCCGTCTTCGTGCTCGAGCTTCTCCCTGCCCGTGGCGGTGACTTTGGCCTCAAAGGTGCGCATCTCTTCGAGTAGCCAAGGAGAGTTAATATGCAGCCACAGGTTCTTGGCCCAGGTGGCGAAAGAGGTGGTAAGCGTCACGCGAGCCCATGCTCCAGTGAAGAATCCGCGCTTGCGAGCCATGGCTTTGTCCCGGCGAGGGTTCTTGCCGTCGTAGCGGCTCATCATGTGGAAATGCGAGTAGCCCATGTTGGCCATATCTTTCAGGCACATGTCGCCAACCGAGGCCAATACTTCCACGGTGACGTAGGGTTCACGCCACTTGTTTGAGTATTCTTGCTTCATGTAGGTGCCGTAGTATCCGGCAATACCGATAACGAATGCGTAGGCTTCGGCGTGGTTGATGTAGGAGCTGGCCAGTTCGGCGACTTGGGTGTCGGGATCGTCGCTGTTCTTACCTAGAGCCCAGACAGAGATGGCGGTGGCGTCTTCGCCTCTGCCGGCGGCTGTATCTACCCCGATCGAGTAGCGCACGCCGGGCTTAGGATGAGACCAGATGAATAGTATTCCGGTGGCGGTGGCGGGATCCTTGGGATTAGGCTGGATTTGCTGCTCAAGGAGAGGGATCAGTTCCCAGCGGTACGTCTTCTCTTGGATGTTGGTGTATTTAATGGGAATGCGCGGCTTATCGTAGTCGATATACTCGGTGGGAGGTTCGTGGTCGGCTTCGATGGACTGGCCGACGAGGCAGAACATGTCCATGGTCTTTTCTCGGCGGGATTCTATCTCGGCGAGTGTCTGGTGGCTGAAGGCGGAGGTGATGGACTTCTGCAAGGCTTCTTCGTCGTCGCCAGCCATCTCTTGCAGGAAGATCTCCTCCATGTTCTTAGCCTTAGCCTGCTCGTGCTCCACTTCCCAGAACCATTGTTGGGCTTTGGGCATGTGGTAGGTTGAGCCGAGATGCTTGGCTAGGAGCGGGTGAGACCGGACGTAGAGTTCGGACTTGGCAACGTGCTCTCGCGTATCGGGATTGGGATACCAGTTGTCGGGGATGGGACGCATTCTGAGCCAGGTGGGCGTGGGATAGATATCCGTTCCGCATAGCCATGGCAGGAAGAGAGGGCAGAGGCGAGCCCGGTTATGCTGCCAGTTCTCCTTGGCGTGGCGCCAAGTATCCGGCCACCAGCCTTTGTCGCCTTCGCCGGTACCTTCAAGTGCGCCGAAGACGTTGGGAGAGGCATGAACGGCTTTGAAGAGTGCGGCTTCAATCTGGTTGATAGGATCGGTGAAGCTGGCACATTCGGAGAGATGGTAGACGGTTGGCGTGGTACCGCGGGCGATGCCGGACATCTGGGCGCCGTGCTGGAAGGATACGCCGGAGAAGCTGTGGCCGAAGATGAGCATGCCGCGGTCGGATTCGACGCGCCTAGTCCACTGCGGGCGCAGCCAGACGGGCAGGCGGTCGTAGAGCATGAACATCATGCCGGCCATGAGAGCGGTCTTAGTCTGGTCGGCGGAGCCGATGACTGCGTTGACGCCGTAGCCGAAGATGATGCGGAGGCCGATAAGGAGTTCGATGAGAGTAGAGACGCCGAGCTGGCGGGCCTTCAGGAGCATGAGTTCGATGGCGGCGTCGCGTTGCTCGAGGTCGGAGATGACGTCGAAGATCAGGCGTTGTGGGACGCGCGGCTCGAAGCGGCGGATGTTGTTCTGTTCATCCTTGATGATGGCGTAGCGGGTGAGGGCGTACATGGCGTCGCAAGAGACGAGGAGTTGTTCGTTGAGGATCCAGTCGTGCTCGAATTGGGTAAGGTGCTGCATACCTTTGGGAGCGCCGTTCTGGTCCAGTTCGTACTTGTTGTAGCGCTTGAGATGGTCCTCGAAGGAGTCGACGTCGGCGATGGAATGTGGTTCTAGAGTGACGCTGAATTCGCGCTGGGCGAGTTCGATACGTTGAGCGACGCGGGAGGGGTGATACATCAGGCGGCTACTTTCTGTGCCAGAGACCACTGACGGGCAATATATTCAGAGTAAGCGGGAGGAATGGCCTCTTTAAGCTCATCTCCACTCATCCAATCAATTCCGTAGGCCAACGGCGCATTCTTTACTGACTTAAAATTTCCTATCCTACGGCTATTAGCTCCTGCGGTAGTCACAAGAAGAATAGGCTTAGCATGATCACATTTTTTGGGTGGCGACGCACAAGGAAAACCTAATTGAAAAAGGCGATGCCTTCTACAACGCAAGTTGAACATTGATCCGCAGAGCATCATTGGAACTAAGAGGTGTTTACGGGCACCAACTACATTTTCAAGCACGTAAGGAATCTTATCCACCGCCCTAAGACCTAACAATCTATCTCGCACACCGACTAGCAAATCTGGATGGCCATTCCTATGAGTTTTTGGTGTCACGCAGGAATATCTCTGGCACGGTGGACTGGCCCAAATGAAATCAAAACCTATCACATCAAATGTCATTGCATCAGCCTGCACAAACGTAAACGGGTAATTTAGCTGCGGCTTAATATCTACACCAACAATCTCAGCATCTGGCCATGCGCGGTGTAGTCCCATTGCAGCACCACCGGCTCCGCAGAATAGGTCTAGCACTCGCTTAGGCTGAATCATTCTTCGTCAACCAGTATGGCGTCTTCAACCTTCTGAATCTCGGGTAGCGTGCCCTTGATGGCATGTAAGCGCTCGCTGAGGCGTCTCACTGTTTGTTCTGGCGCCGGAGCGGCCACTACCGTCTGTTGCACCGGAGATGATGATGATGTGGCTGAGGTTTGTACGTTGACGACGGTGCGGGCACCCTTGGGCATAGGCATCAACCCTGAGACTTGCATGTGCAGGCGGCGGTCCTTGTAGCCGTTGTCAACATCCATGGCGGCTTCTATGTTGGTCTCGACAATCTCGGGCTGGGAGACGGAGAGATTCACTGCTGATTTTAGGGATTTCACCCGCTCGATGACGCGGACCAGAGAGTCCAGGATGCGGTTGGGATCGACGCCGGCGGCTACACAGAAGGCTTCGAGTGGGAGCACATCTCTGACCTGTTTCCAGGAGTGTTTATAGACGGACATGAGGCCGCGGGCTTCTAGGTCCGAGGATGCGTCGAGGTAGTGATACGGATCGGTAGGCAGGCCGCGCTTCTTCAAGCCGGACATGATCTCGGTGAGCAGAGGAGTGATTTGCGGGACGTTGAGCAGGGATTTGGGCTGCAGGCCGAGCTTGCGGAGGGCGAGGGATTTGCTGATCATCTCTCAATCTTTCTGTTGCGTAAAGAACTTTGCGCCACAAGGTTACTCGTCCAGCTCTATACCGTCGCGCTGAGCTTCAAGCCTGCGGAGGTAGTCCTTATTGATCTCATCCTGGTCCATGATGGCGAATTCGGTCTTCTTGCGCGGGATGGGAGCATTCTTAGCCAGCCATTCCTGCTGAGCGAACTCGAACTGTTTCTCGGCGATGGTGGCTTGGCGCTCGAGGGCCAGAGCGATACGGCGGAGCCAGAAGAATTGTTTGGCTTCATCCAAGAGGCGCATGTAAGTCTCGTTCCTGTCGCGCTCTGTAGGTATCCAGCGCCGCTGGCCGCATGTCGTTCACCCGTTGAGCAATCATGTTGTTACGGCTCTTGCTCGAGAAGTGATGCAGCACGGTGCGGGTAGTGTGCAGGATAGCTTCGGCAATGAGGACGCCTAGGATGATATCGGGCCAGAGAATAGGATGTACGCTCATCGTTTCCACTCCTTCTTACCTTCTACCGTAGTGTCCCGGATCTCTACCTGTTGAGGCGGCAACTCTTCCATATCGGATGGATACAAGATGTGCTCAATCTGCCGCGTGCCGTCGAGTTGCTTGGTCTCTACGGGGACTTTCAGGCCGAGACGGACGCGCTCAGCGTTAGGATTATCCATGGTCCAAGTAGCGGTTTGTTGGGCGAATTCGTTGTCGTTGGAGGGTGGAGCTGATGGATCTTCCTTCTGGAAGTCGATAGAGGTGACCGACTCGGGAAAGTAGGCATTATCCAGCTTGAGAGTGAGCTTGATGTTGCCGGAGACTTTGCCGAAGGCGATATGCTCGGATAAAAGCCCTTCAGCGCTAAGTAATTTCTCACAGATGCTCATCAAATACGCTTTCAGTTCGCTTCCGGTAAGAGGACGATTGACGACCTTCTCATTCTGTACTGGCGACATTGTTCAGTCCTTTCAGAATCTCCTTATGTGTGCGGCGGATACCCTTACGTTTACCACGATGGAGCGTGCTCCTGCGTAGCGCTTCTTCCATCTTGATACGGTATTCATCCTGATGCAGCCGCGGATCGTCGAGGGAACGCTTCTTGATGATATGTTCCGGTAAGCGTTGGTTCATGGCGTCGAGATAACGAACGCGATGGAGCATTCTGGCGCTGCCGAGCGAGACGTCGATAGAGATGAACGGCAGCTTCTTGCGGGCCAGGATGAGCATCCATGGGGACCAGTAGAGCCAGCGGGCGTTGATTCTCTCTTCTAGGCGGGGAGTTACCTTAAGTAGCATCGGATTCACCGTTGATAGCCTCCATCAACTCTTCCTCAGTATGTTCAATGATTGGCTCAGACTCTACTACCACAACTGGCGGCGGCTGCGTCTTCATCCATTCCAGGCGTTCTCGCAACGACATCGGCATTGGCGGCGGGGTGAGTGTCACGTTCTGGATGCTGTCGGACTCGAGAGAGACTTGACGGGTCAGCACGGAATGCGGCATGGGAGCTTCTACCGGCGTCGACGAGGTCACTTCAACGCGCTTGGCTGCGAGCTCCTTCTTCCGTGCAATCTTCTCCTCATAGGTATAGAGCGGCGGCCGATCGAAGCGCTTGACGCGGCAGCTTGGGCACATCTTCGGCCGATGAGCGAGACGGGACTTCCACTTGTAGTCGCAACGTACGCAGTGATAGAGCTTGGCCGTCTCAGCCTTGACGCCCATCAGCGTCTCTATCTCCTGATCCAGAGCCTCACGGATGGCGAAGAGATGCTTGATACGGTCCTGCAGCTCCTGACCGGTGGCCGGAAGAGGTAAGTGAGTCTTGAATGAGAACGATACGGACATTGATAGGTAGCCTATATAGCACTAACCTATCTATTGGTCAAGGGATAAGTGGACTATGGTAGCTGTTAGAACCACCCTCCGAACGAGTAGTTCAGGAAGATCAGCACGCACAGCAGCACGGCAAACCAGTAGATCACCGAGACCCACGGCTCCCCTACTCCCAGCGCCGGCAATACCAGCTTCATAATCTTGAACAATATGGCGATGATGACGACGGTGGCGATCAGGCCGATGAACGCCCATACCACCCCTTCGTGGCCGAAGAACCCTACACGGTGATCGATCAGTAGTGCTAGTGAGGTGAGCATGGTTCCTCCATTTGGACGAGGACGGTAGCGCGAACGGCCTCAGTATGTCAATCGGATTTAATGTTGTTCCATGTGCGGCGAGAACTTGGCTTTAGGGAACTCCAGATGGTAGTTGTGAACGGCACCCTTCAGGCCGTAAATGGCCACCACTTCAGTCGGTATCGCCGTATAGCCGACGATGCGCCAGCCTTTCAGATCGTCCTCGCCGACCGTCAGCTTCCAGCAGAATGCGTGATACGTCGTCTGCAAGCCCATGCTCAATACCGCGACGCCAATCACCGATTGCCGCGACGGATTCTTGCCCAGGAGGTGATTCCCCTCTACCTGGCGGTTCGTCCGCAACACCGTAGATTGCGCATCCGCCCCGATCGCCGCCGCTATAAAGAATTCCCCTACCCACCACTTCGGATCCGTATACCAATGCTTCGGCCGTGCCTCCGCCGAATTAACTACCATCAGCATAAGTAGCGTTAGAATACTGGTGCGCATATAGTTGGCGGGGTCGAGCGGAATCAAACCGCCGTTCTTCGAGCGACAGTCGAGCGTCTTGTCACTAGACGACGACCCCGTCTGGAGCCGGTGCGGAGGTTACCGCTCCGCCGCTTCACCTGCCTCATACAAGGCTGACTCAGGCTTGGCCCGGCTCACCCTTATACCATGAATTGAAAATAAAAAATAAAAAAAGGCCAGCACAGGAGCAGACGCGTCCCCGCCGTCCCTCTTCTATATGCCGGACAACTGACGACCTATGCCTACCTATTGTGCACGATTGCGGCCGGCTGCCGGCGCCAGGCGGGCGGGGTTACGGCATCGCGCGGCGAGCGAGCTAACCAGTATGGCAGCTGTGAGTGGTGTGCGGACTATGGGACTGGACTGTCAAACTAACCAGACTGTGACTGACAATAGGTGTGTGTCAGTTCTGACATATGTGTCAAGGCTGACACGATAGGGCTCGGGCGGTGAAACGCCGCCGTGTACTGTCATCTTTTCCCTCCATTGTGTGTCAAATATTACACATATGTCAAGGTTGACACACTCTGATATTGTCCTGAGTTATTCACAGGTATATGACCGTTTACGGCTACAGGATATTGACAGTTGACAAGTATTCTTGTGTGCCCGTATAGTGGACACTAGTGAGGGTAATATGGACACGCCTATGAATCCTATCCAGCGCAAGATAGCGGCCGGCATATCGCCGATTATCGCATTCTTGTCTGAGGCCACTTGCGGTGAGGCATGTTGGGAAGCGCGGGAAGATGTTTGCCGCTGCTCTTGTGGCGGAAAGAATCACGGTTGCATGCGGACGGCGGACGGTGTGAGGCCCACGCGCAACGCCAAGATCGACGGTGTGCGCTATGAACTGAAAGCTGTAGGTGAGAACGTCTACGCTGAAGCACAGGCCATTAACCGCGCTGGTGGTCCGAAGAGTACGCACAAGATCACCGAAGAGTTGACCTATACATATTGGTGGGATGCTACTGACCACGGTGCCCCTGCGCGTGTACGTCCTGCTACCAAAGCACAGATGGCAGCATGGCCTGAATTGGCACAGTGGCGCGAAGAACACGCTAGATTGAATGCCGAAGGACGGCATGCGCCGATTGAGTATAAGTGGCCTTATCTTTTGTGGGTGAGAGTTTAACTTTTCTCTTGACACGGTATGCACTGTAGTGCACACTGAATACAACGGAGGCAACCATGTTAACTCTACTTAGTAGGCTGGTATGTACGGTGGTGGGATTTGTGGCGATAGGTGTGGCGTTGACGTACATTCTCTCATTGGCGAGGTTGTAATGGCAAGAATCGTAGGAACACAAGGAAAACAGTTCACTAAAGCAGAATTGCGCTCCATTCGCCTAGATTCTTACCGCCGTATGGGACGCGAGGCCGGTAGATTGGACGCGCTAGATGGTAACGCGAAACAAGAAACTTGTCCTAATACATGCGAAACCGATTGTGCGGATTCATACATGGAAGGATATAGGGACGCATGGGAATGGCAGGTAAAGCGCAATGAGCGGTGAGAGTCCCGAGGAATTAGCAGAACTATATTGGGCTACACGGAACAGACTCTTGCCGCTAGATGAATGGGTGTTGGAACGTTACGAGAATTGCATTCGATTAGCTAAAGAAAAGAGTGGACAACAACGTGAAATGTGGCTAGAGGATGCGGCATATTTTCGAGAGATTCTTAAGGTTTTATCCAAGTAGTACCGCACCAGCGGCGGGGAATGGCTGGGATGGGACACACTTTCACTAGGAGGCAAACTAATGAACTGTCCACACTGCGGTATGGCAATTCCAGTTCGCACTAGCAAGTCGAATGGGAGTGCCAAGTATCAAGAGGATGTACGCAAGGCGGAAGCGGCGATTGAAGTGCTAGGTCGCCAACCGTACGCAGAGCTAAAAGAGGCATGCGAGATGGAAGCGTTTCGCCTGCTTATGGCGATTGACGATCCGGCGAAACTGTATGCGATATACCGGAGGAATGATAAGAGGACGCCAACGAATTATGGCATGGTAGCGACACGGGAATTGGCAGTAGCAGCGTAGTAGTTGGTAATACGGCAAGCTCGCCGGGAAGGGGCTACGTCGGGACACGACGATAAACACGGAGGCAATATGGCAAAGCAACTGGCAGTGAAAGAACTGGACTTTCAGCAATTAACGGACGAACACGCAAAGCACTCTATTTCGAGTATGCGCGAAGAATTAGCAGCAGGCGAAGAAGAGCGCGAGCGCATTGCGAGCGAAGGCGCATTGAGTGTGGAAGTACGCTCAGACTGGTACGCTCCAGGAGACGTTGCTGATGCGTTTCCGAGCGAGTACCGCATCTTACTTAGTACCGGCGGTCCTGCCTCGCGCATCGTGGGCGAATTGGATGAGCGCGGACAGGTAATAAACGCAAAGTTTGAGTATCAGGACTGGTTCAAGCCGTGGACAGTGGCGCGACTAAGCGATGAGGATGAGGCAACATTGTTGGAGTATGCGCGGCAATTCTGGTTTGGAGTATAAGGAGGCAGGATCATGAGACAGGGAATTGCCATTGTCATGCTCTTGGGGATCATGCTGCTGATCTATGTAGATTACAGGCAGCGGCAGACTATCGCCGAGTTGATCGAATTGAATCACGACAAGAGTGTGTATATTGACGCGGGATGTCAGGGAAGGTTTCAGGGTTCAGAAGAGTGGCTTTCGACGGAAAGGAAAGAACAATGAGGATCACAAGGGAAGTAGCGTTAACCGAAGTGTGGCTGGATGAGCAGGCGAGACTATGGCCGGCAGTTCCGGCTAAAGTGTGGGCAGCTGAACTAGGCAAAGCGCTGGTGTGGTTCGTAGGCCTAGTACTGCTCCTTTTAGGCATGGCATTGCTGGCGCCGGAGAGCAAGGCAGACAGTATAAACGTGTCGTTTGTAGCGTCGGAATTGGATCAGGGCACGGTGCTACCGTTGGCTGGTGGCGTAGACGTACAGCTTGCGGGAAACTTGATCCAAGCACAGAACCAGACGTGGGGGAAAGAATGGCTGGACGGTAGCCTCACGTTGAGTATTGAGAGCGTCCTCCGGGCGATTAGCCTGTATGTGTGGCCGGGTGGGCCTACTGAGATAACCAAGGACCATACTGAATTTAGTATCGTGTGGCTGCAGAGCACCATTGCGATTGATCCGCGGCTTACGGGGGGATTTGATACGACTGTAGTCAACTTTGGGGAACAGCCGGTGGTACCTACGCCTGAGCCGGCAGTGTGGGCGATGGTACTGGTAGGACTGCTTGGGTTGTTGGTGATTCGGAAGGAGGCAAGGTCATGACTTGCAAGGTATGCAATAGTGAGCGAGTAGTGCAAGTAAAAGCCGCAGGACAGGGGCATGAGGATGATTTAGCGGAATACGAACCTTGCCCGAAATGTGGTCAAGATCAATCGCCAGAACTATTGGCATTGAAGGACATCCGGGCAACCATCGAAACCATGTACGCCACACCTGATGCGATGGATGATCCAGTCTGGAAAATAGCTAATGCGGCAATAGCGAAGGCGGAAGGGCCACGCCTATGAGTACGTTGCTAGTCACGCTGGCAGGACTGGCTGGGCTGGGAATTCTGTTGTGGGTAGTCAAGAGGGATGTACGGGAATTGTCGGAATAGAGGTTCAAGAGCTTTAAGGTTTGAGCTTTACAACGTAAAAGGATGATTTGACGGTTTAAGGAGGCAACCATGAGTACGATTGAGAAAGAGCTGTTGCAAGCATTGCGTGACCTGCAAGAGAGGCTTCACAGCACCATAAAACTAGACGTTAGGAAACACTATTCGTTGATGGTGGCCGATGCCCAAGCGAGTACGGCGATCGTCAAGGCTGAGGGGCGGATATGAGATACGGAGGCTCAATACGGGCGTATCAGGCGATTGAGCATGACCTGGCAGACCTGCTGGCGGATGTGGATAGTGAAGATGCGAGGGTGTATATGCCGCACAGGGATGACGACATGGCGGTATGGGAACGACGAGTGCAAGGAGCATATGCGCGTGCACAAGGGGAAGGAATAACGTCATGGGAGAACTAAACATGGCTGGGTGGCTTGAGGATCATGCTACGGATGCCGCTAGGACGGCTCAGACGGGCGATCTCCCTGTGGATGATGTCCAAGGTCAACCAGAAGGCGATCGTGGCTTGCAGAGCACTGGGAATGCGTTTAATGACCCTTTACAGTTGATGCTGGAACGTACTTGGGGACTCCTGAACAGGCCTAAGATGCATGCCCACGCCTGTTGCAAGTGTTTTCATCTCCGGCCATGCGTACAGCAGCCGTGTGCGTACCGGGCAACGGATCTGGAGCGGGAATGGGATTGCGGTTGTGGAAAGGCGGCATGATATGGGCGAAGATGAGGAAATCTGCGAGCATTGTGACCATCCGGTAAGCCTGCATGAGGCCGAATACGGCTGCGAGTATGAGAAGGATGTGCCTGATCCCGATATTGGCTGGCGGGCTTGGCGTTGTGGGTGTACGAAGGTGGTGAAGTCATGACTGAGCTATGGGAATGGGCGGTGGTGCTAGTGGTGGTAGCGGTCAAGGTGATCCGCTGGTGGGTGGAGCGATGACTGACCGGATAGGTAAGCTGCTGGAGCATGTGGGCCTAATGATTCAGCGCGAAGGCACTCAGTTCGCCAAGCAGAATCCTCGCGCTAATGACACGGATTATCGGGAGTTCGCGGTGGGGATAATGAATCGAGAGTTGGGCCCACTGCTTCGCGCTGGGCAGGCGATGCGGGACGAGATGGCACTAGACCCCGATTGCAGCCAAAGTGACAACCGATACATTCGAGCTTGGGACGATGCGCTGGCCACACTGGAGGATCGGGATGGGAAGTAAGGGGAAGAAGTTTCTGATAGCTACACCAATGGCTGTTCTAAACGAATTAGCGGAACAATTCGTAGACGCACACAAGCTTCAGTACTGTATGCATTGGAACGGACATTTCTGCGCGATTTGCGCTACTGATGACTTGGCTCATCTGCTAGGGAAAGTTTTCGTTCAAGGAAGAGTCTCAATGTCGCAGGAAATTTACAAGCATGTGCTACCACCCGCCCGTGAAGCCGGTCCAGCGCGAGGGAAGAGGAGCACGAAATGAGCGAAACGAAATATAGCTACGATGAAAAGTGTGAAGAACTGGCAAGGTATTTCCTGCCTCGTGGTACGCCAGAAGCTATCGCTGAGTTGGCACAAGTGATTCAGGATGCCATTGAGCATGCCATTGGACTGTTCGAGGAGAGGAGCTATGAGTAAAAGCCCGGAACATCCATCAGATATTTGTACCTGTGGCGACTTCCGCTGTCAGCACAAACCGTGGTGTTTTTGCGGATGCGTTAAATTCAAAAATTTCTCTAAAGCTAGTCCGCAGGATTTGGAGATTTGGAGGAAGTATTACAAAGCAATTGCAGAGACAAAGCGAGAACAGGCTTGTGAAGGAGATTTCTAATGATAATTAAGAAAGAAGCTAAGCCATCATCCGCATTCGATTGGTATTGGCGCAGCAATCCAAGCAACTTCGAGCAGGTAACTACATTGGACGGGCAGATGATTCTGGCGTGGCGCGCATGGTGCGCTGCGCTGTATTTGAATGGCCTAACAACCGACGCCGCCCGCCCTCAAGAGCCAACCGCCAGCCAGCAGGTACGGCAGCTGGTAGCGAAACTACGGAAAAGAGATATTGCCGATTCAGCTTACAAGGACAGTCAGTTCTGGAAAGACCTGTATGCATTGCTTGACCAGCTAGATGAAGCAGCCCTAGCTACCCAGGCCAGCCAGCCACCGGAGGCACAAGACGCACTAGCCAAAGCACACGATGAGGGATTACGCGAAGGAATCAAGGTTGGATTCATCGGCGGGGAGCGGTCTATGGCTGAGAAGGCGGGGCAGGAGCTTACGAACATCTGGATTGGTGGCATGACGACGCAAGAAGTCAGGACAGCATTTCTAGCGACCATTCGCGCTCTTGCCGCCGTCGAGCCGCCGCAGGAGCCTAAGCCATGAGCATTAAGCCAATTTTCGCTTGGTACGACTTGTGGGTAGGGTTCTATTGGGATAAAGAACGGCGAGTGCTGTACTTTTTCCCGTTACCTACAATCGGATTCAAGATTAACTTTAGCCAGCACCGCTACTGGAGAAGCCGATGAGCGACAAGATTTACTACCACAAGCATTTCTGCCCATGCTGCCAAAAGAGCTATGACTGCGTTCTTTCGGAGTGCGAGTCTAGCGACGGTAAAGAAGAAACCTGTTCACGCTGCTGGATGGTTGGCCTTGGAAGGGCCGCACCAGAAGAGATTCATTCTGTAATTACCTACGCCACGAGGAAGCCATGATCGGAGACACCATGAAGCGATTCTGGATAGTTGGGCTGCGATGATGCAAAGATTCATTCCCGCTAAGCCGATTAAGGGAAATGTGCCATGTGAGGCGAGCATGTCGTATCGCCCAGACGTTTCTAGTTGCTCGCTGAAAGCTAGATGGCGACTCAGGAACGGAGAGAAATTGTGCGGGCTGCATTACTTTGCAATGTTGCGTCGTGCAGACAGGGAACAAAAGAGTTTGGGACGCTCCTAAGCCAAAGTACTGGAGCATAACGGCACGGAATGTCGCGGGCGAGAGAAAAGGCGCAAGCCGAGTACACACCTGCGGTTGTTATGGCTGCTCGCCACCCAAAGAGTTTACTGGAGGAGATATGAACAGGTTTTGGATTACCGGACCGCACCGCGAGATAGTCTGGCCTTGCTGGTTCAAGAGCCGAGCGCAGGCTACGGCGTGGCGGGACCGCTGGGCTTGGGGGGAAGGGTGCCGGGTGATACGCGCATGAAGCCACCAACTTGGAATATCACTATCCGACCGTGGAATGCTTCTGGTGGCAGTTCAGTCCACGACGAAATGGCCTACGTCCGCGGCAAGACGGCGCACCACGCCATAATGAACTTCTATGGAGGCCATGAGGCCAGAGGCTATGACTTTACGATTTGGCGGATTATTGACGTTACTCAGGCTAGCAGCAACCACGACGAAGTGGCCCGGGCGGTAAACGACGAGGGTTAAAGTTTGGCTTCCATCCCCTGCAGATAGGCAATCCGTTGTTCCAGCTCCGCCTTGCGCTCCAGCATGGCTGTATAGTCTCGTTCCTGGTGTTCCAGCCGGATCAGCTCCATGACGCACGAGGCGATCTCCTCGCTGATGAGGTAGGACACCCGGGCATTATCCAAGGGTGTGGTGAACTCGCGGAATGAGGGCTCCATCATGGGCGGCAGAATAAGCAGAGCTCGAATAGCGATGCAATACCGTGGAATACGAATTAACATGGGCGTTAATTACCAAAATTTCCTTAGAGGAGAGACCATGCACAATTACCTGTTGAAGCTCAGGCTTCTTAAGATCTCACCCGGGGTTGCAAATCTTGAAGTACGGCATGACGACTGGTGCCTTATCTACAACGGAGGAGAGTGTAATTGCGATCCCGACCTCTACCTCCACCCCGCAACCTCGGCACAAGAGTTCACAAAGAAGTTCCTTGAACTAGATAAAGAATCCCGCACGGCATTCAATTCCAAACGGAATTGATTCCCCATACTAGTACTCTGAAGAAAAAGCGAAGACTTAGTTCGCTTTTTGTTCCCTCATAAAGTAATACTTTAAGATTTTTAACCTATTGAAAACACGAAACTTTAAGTCCTTTAGATTCGGTGAGAGGTGTAATAGTAGTATTTTAAGAAGACACTACGGGACGGTCATTGTACGCGACCCTTCCTAATACACCTCTCACTGAAACTAAAAGACTTAGAGGCTATTTTGGATAGGTCGATTTCGGTGGTTTTTCGATTAAAATTGAGTATCCCATTCTCACTGAAGGAACCTTCTATTTCCATTCGCCTTCCAGCCTTGGGGCAGACGTACAGAATGCGCCTGGGATCGTCGGCCGCGGTAGGATCCTTACGCTCGATGAGAAGCACGGTAGAACTGTAATAGCCCCATGCGGAGACGCCGGAGACGCGCTGGCGGGCATCCTGATAGCGTTCCTGTGGTTTTAGCTTGGGAGATTCGACCACGCCTAGGATGGTCAGACCTTCAGGGAAGTCCTTGGATACCTCGGTATAGCAGCTCATTTCGTCCAGGAACGCCGTTACTTGGTAGGAGAGGCCGGGAGGCTCGATATATCGCTGGAAGGCTTCTATGACGGCAAAGCGGGCTCCGCTCTTGGCTATGGCTTCCATTAGCTGACGCTTAGTCTTCCGGTCCTTGCCAAATGCCGGGATGATGGGAACCTTCTCAGGATCTATGCCCATATCCAGTAGCGTGCGGTTAGCCGTGCGCTCCGTGCGGTCGCCGGCCACGTAGACCCACGGTACAGGGTAGGACTTGCAGCCTACTACCGCGTTGCCCTGCTGCCACTCGAGTAGCCAGCTGAATAGCCATCGAGTCTTGCCAGCGTCGGATGTGCCGGCTAATAGGTGAACCTCCTGGGTGGGCAGGAACGGTTCAATAATGAATTGCGTTGGTGAATCTTGGATAGGGTCAGACTGGTCAGTCATAGGGCTCCAAGTAAGTGTGAAGGGCCAGCCTTGGAGAACCAGCCCTTCCACCTGATTCCGTTGGTCAACGGGCGAGACCGCGAATCTCGCCCTTACATATTACTCCCGATGTCAAGCCCGTTAAGGCTGAAATTCAATACCATTAGTGGTGTTTAGGTGGGCTTACAACCCGCTGCATCTTGTTGTGGCGCAGACGAATAAACGGTGCTAGGGTGGCGCTTTCTCGGAGGCGCCCGTGCTTAAATTTGAATTCTCAGTAGATAAAGCCAAGAACGGTTTCGTTATCTATTACAAAGGCGGACAGTCCACCTCAATCCACACTGACATTGAATCGGTTTTGTCCGCATTGAGTGAGTATCTCGACGAAGAAGTGTATGAGTGGGTCGCAAAGGGTTATAAAGACTGAAATAAACCTTGACTTCTACACCGTAGTGTGCAACAATGTGTGCACCATGAGTACAAAGAAGAAGGGCGCATTACCGTATCGGCTGCCGACTCTACGATGCAAGCGTTGCAAGCATGAATGGCATCCCAGGTCGAATCACAGGCCGGTACGTTGTGGGAAGTGCAAGAGTCCGTATTGGGATAGAGAGCCGGTGATGGCTACAGAGGAAGCATCATGAGTAGGTGGACTCACGCAATTTGTATCTCTTGCTGGAATTCACGGAATCCTGAGCGGGAACCTGTTCGGATTAAGGAAGAATTCCTTGATGAGACAGCGGAGCCGTGCTGCTTTTGTAGCAGACCACAACAGAGTGGAATCTTCATACGCGAAGATCCCAATTCGATTTCTTGCAAAGGATCTGGACCAGTACATGAGGAGGCATCATGAAGCTGACAGGGAAGGTAGTGAAGATTGAGTCGGGATCGCAGTTCACCGATAAGCAACAGCGCGTGCTGATCCGTTTCAATGAGGCGGAGAGCGGGATGTATGACTCTCTCCGTATCATCAATTCAGATGACTACGAGATTGATGACGACATTGAGGTTGAACTGCACGCAGTGATCCTCAAGGAAGCGTTCTAAAGAGATGGGACACCCAGCCCGTAACCGGAAGTCTGCAATGAAGAAGCCACTAGTCAGTTCTTTGCGGAAGAACACGACAGTGGCGCAGGCGAAAGGGATCGTGAAGGATGTCCCGCACCCCGGCCAGCCAGCGACTCAAAGTTCAGTCCCTCAGCTGAACTCTCGTGCTCGACCCACGGACAACCCGTTGGCTGGCCTCAATCTCTCTGAGGACGAATGGGACACGCTGTTCTGCCTGGCTATCAAGGATCACTTTGAGAGAGAGCAGGTATGGGTACCGTCAGTGTTGAGGACCATGGCGTTGCTGGAAGGGATTAACGATAAGACGGGACGGCCGTGCAGGATATATGTACGCCCAGGGAAGAGAGTTCTAATTGTGGAGACGCTGTCATGAGTAAGAAGGTAATGACTCCACAAGAGTTTGCCGACAAGATTCGCGCTATTGAGGAAACTCACGGTGGAGACAATGAAGCCATGCACTCTGAGGCCGATGATCTGATGTGCAAGTTGCTCCGTGAGATGGGTTACGGAGAAGGAATAGCGATATACGAAGAATGGACACGGTGGTATGCGTGATTAAATTCGAGTTCTTCGTCCCCGGCCATCCCATGCCAACGCAATATCGTCAGACCAAATTTGGCGTGATCTACAACGTAGGACGTGCAGTAGCCTGGAGGAAAGCAGTGACTCAGTCGGCGGTAGTAGCGGCAGGAGCGGGATATAAGCCACAGTCGGGGAGGGTAACGTTGAGCCTAGACTTCTACTTCCCGATTCCCAAGAGCCGTAAGGAGCTGAGAGTCGGTGATCCGCATTTACAGGATCCCGATTGTACGAACTTACTTAAAAATTGTGAGGATGGCCTGAAGAGAGTGTTGTTCACCGATGACTGCATGGTGTGGAGCTTGGGAGTGACTAAGCAGTGGATCGAGGCGGGCAAGGAAGGCGTACAGGTGTTGGTGACGATAAACTGAGGAGGTGTAATGGAATTGCTGTTAGAAGTTACTGTAACTATTGACGAAGATGAAGTAGATACCACTGAGAAGTTGCGGAAGAAGAAAAACGAGGTCCGCAAGGTAATTGAGAGTATTGATCCATACATAGGAATCTTTACCGTTGAAAACATTCTTGGTGACAATGATGATGGCAGGTAGAAGTAATGGCAGAAGCGCAGGTGGACATGAGCGACCGCATCATGGAGAAACAAATGAGTGGCATACACCTCAGTACATTCTTGATGCTCTTGGTCCGTTCGATGACGATCCTGCAATGCCGGGACAGATTAATGGACTAACTCGACCGTGGAATGGATTTGTATGGTGTAATCCACCTTACGGACCTGAATGTGGTAGGTGGCTGCGTCGGATGTCTGATCACAACAATGGAATCGCCTTAGTATTCGCTCGAACTGAGACCCGTTGGTTTAAGAACACGGTATGGGACACAGCTACCGCGCTGAAGTTCTTGTTTAAGAGGATTCATTTCGTTAGAGACGGCAAGACTGCCAAAGGCAATAGTGGAGCACCGTCAGTTCTCGTTGCTTACGGAGAAGAGGCAGTGATTCGCCTTGGCAAATGTGAGTTGGATGGAGCGTTTATTGAGGAATGGAAATGATCCAAGATATCCACCAAGAGATTCTCAAGTCCTACCGTGAGTTCAAGGAGAAGGGCATTCTGCGGGTGAACGCCACTCAACTTAAGGAGTGGTCAACCTGTAAGGAGCTTCATCGTATTCATTATCTCCTGGGTAAGTCCGCCGTCGAGCCTTCCATCCACTACCACTTTGGCTCAGTGATCCACAAGATGGCGGAAGGTTACTGGAGTGGTAAGCCGTATATGGAATCGTTCCATGAAGCGCTGAGGGTGGCGCAGGAGCTGGATATCCGGCTACTCAATAGCAAGGATCAGAGTAAGTGGTCGGCGTTGCAGGATGCGATAGCACCGATTACGACGATCTACTATGGGTATCATGGGGATAAGGCGCTGACTAATCGTCCTGAGATGAATGAGACCACCATTGAGTGGGAG